CTGTCAGTTCAATTAGCCCGTGCTCGTTTTGCAGTATTACAAATTCAGGCTGCTGAGAAATCTATCCAAGCACCTATTGCTATTCCACAAGATGTACAAGAACTTGCTTTAGGACCAGATGCAATTATGCGTTCTGCTAACCCACAAGCAATTCGCAGAGTTCCACTAGAACTACCTAACGGAGTATTTACTGAGTCAGGTGTACTAGAGCGTGAACTTCGTATGGGTGCTCGTTATCCTGAAACTCGTTCAGGAAATATTGATGCCTCAGTTGTAACAGGTCGTGGAGTTCAAGCATTGCAAGCAGGCTTTGATACACAGATCAAAGCAGCACAAGCACAGTTTGCTCGTCTATTTACAGATATGGTTTCTCTCTGCTTTGAAGTAGATGAGAAGATCTTTGGTTCAATGACCAAGACAATCAAGGGTGTAGATGACGGCACACCATTTACAATGAAGTATGTTCCATCTCGTGATATCAAGGGTGAATACGCTGTTGATGTTCGTTACGGAATTATGTCAGGTATGGACCCTAACCGTGCAATCATTGCACTACTACAAATGCGTAGCGATAAGTTAGTATCCCGTGATTATGTCCGCCGAGAAATCCCAATGGAGTTAAATGTTACACAAGAAGAACAAAGGGTTGACATTGAAGAAATGCGTGATTCTCTTCGGGTTGCTGTTGCTCAGTATGCACAAGCTATACCCGCACTTGCCTCGCAAGGTCAAGACCCAACTCAAGTTATCACTCGCATCGCTGAAGTCATTGCTGGCAGACAAAAGGGATTACAACTAGAAACAATTATTGAGAAGGCATTTGCTCCGGCCCCAGCGCCAGCAGTTCCTGAACAACAAGTTCCAGTAGCAGGTGCGGCCCCCGCCCCTGCCTCGCAGCCTACTCCAGAACAACAAAGCGGAGCGGCCCCTGCTGCTGGCCAAGCCCGACCAGACATAGCACAACTACTCGCCTCTATTGGCGGAGCAGCATAATAGGGAGGTGAACAATGAATAAAGGATCACGAGCAAAGGCTACTGAGTTAAAGCCTACTGAGGGAAAGAACAAAGCTAAGGGTACTAACGGAGGAAAGACATTCTTCGGATTTACTCCAAAAGGCCGTAAAGGTACATCAGTAAAAAAGGGTTAATCATATTAACGATAGGAGCACTGGGTGGATCAAGACAATAATCTTCAGCGCCCAGTGCGTTCCTCAGATTTTTTAGTAATCATTTCAGGATTCTTTTTAAATTTAATAGCAACAATAGAAACACTTGCAGAAGACCTGCACCAATTATCAATTTATCATTCAACACAAAAGAGCCAAGAGGCTAAAGTGTGGCAAGAGTTCACACAAAATCTAGAAACTTTGAAGGAGGAATAATGGCAAGAGGCCCATTAGCTGGTGCATCAGGACCAGGAAAATACTCCAGTCGTACAGATTTACCTTCAGCATATTATGGAGAAGGTGTAGAAACTTCAGCAATTAAATCTCAAGAGCCATTAGCAAAAACTCGTGGTATTGCAGATGATGTAGGTGGAAGACCTGCTAATCCATTAACTCCGGTAACTCCTTTGTTCGCTCCAACAGAGCGACCAGAAGAGCCTATTACTACTGGCGTAGATATTGGAGATGGCGCTGGTTCAGAAATACTTATGATGAATCAACAACGACAGACTCAATCATTATCACAAACTTTATCTCAGATGCTTCCATACGATACTAATGGAGAAATCGCAGCTCTATACGAGCAGGCTTTATCTAGAGGACTTTAATGTCACAGAACATTAACAAAGGTAATATTTATCAAGCGGCTAATCGTGCTGGTTTAAACGCAGCACAAAAGAATCAGATTACATCCTTAACTGAGATGTACTCTACGCATCAATCGTTGTCTAATTTACCAGATGCTGTTGCTGCTGTAGAGTTTAAGCAACTACCAGCAGATCAACAAACTAAAATTGCAGAGTTCTTTGGCTCAAGTGAAGACAAGCCAGGACAAGGTTTATTCTTAAAGGCAGCAAGTTGGTTAACAAGACCAGTAGTTGAGCCAGTTAAGAAAGTATTTCAGGCTGCTAACTGGGCATCAGATCAAGTCACTAGAGCATACCGTGTAGGTAGAATTGCTATAGGAGAGAATGTAGATCTTGCCACTGCTTTTAAAAAATCAGGCGCTAATGGAGAGCAAACCTTCAACCCTGATCGTATCAATAAAGCTATATCACTATACGGTCAAGATAGAGTTTATGTAGCACAACAGATCTCAGCAGGTATTCCATTAGATGAGATTATTGCAACTGCTCAAAATGCAAATCAAAAGAAGATTGCAGCAGATGGTGCTAAAGATGCTGATCCTTTATTAAAAGAAGCAATTGCTAAAGTAAATGCTGCTAAGTATTCATTTGGTAGAGATATTGCAAATATCTTTTTACCTAAGGATATGGAAGGAACTAGCGGTCTATATAGTTGGATCTCTGGTACTGGAGATGCAGCATTTCGTATATTCTTAGACCCTACTTTAGTATTAGGTAAAGCAGCCAAGGGTTATAACGCTGCAAAATTTGCTTTAACTAAAACTGTTGGTACAGCCGGCAAAGTTGACGAAGCATTTAAGTATGATTCAGTAAATAGATTTTGGGATGAATATACTAAAGGTTTAGATGGTTTAGTAAAGGCTCGCAAAGCAGAAAACTCTACAGAAATAGCAGCCAATACTGATCGCCTTCGCAGATTAAATCCTGCCTTTGTTGGTAGTGGTGTAGATGAGGCTTTAATAGAGTTTGCTAAAAAAGATTTTGATGGTGTATTAGATGTAAATACAGCAAAAGCATTTCTATCAAATGCTGAGCGTATTGAACCTTTATTCTATGGACAAGCAGGATTACAAATCAAAGTAATGCCTAGACTTTCTCCACTTCGTAAGAAGAAGGTAGATCTATATACCAAAGGTACAAGAGCATTTAGCCTTAATGATGACTCTACAGACTTCCTACGCAACATAGTATTTGATGAAGCAGATTCTCGTGGTATTACTTCACAAGAAGCAGCTATTCAATCTCTAGTAGGTCGTGGCGATGAAACAGCAGTACAAGCTGGAGCCAGAACTGCTGAGCGTATTAGAGCAGAAGAAGCAAAACGTATTAACAAGTTTTCTGTATATGCTATTAACAAGCGTATTGATAACTTCTCACGCCGTTTTAATCTTATACCTGATATGGATGAACTTGGTAACCATACTTCACCAAAGGCACACATCGCATTTGAAAGATATGCTCGCTTAGTATATGGAAAACAAGCATCTCGTATTCTAGGTGATGCCTATCAGCAAGCAAATCTAGGTCAACGCCGTCAAATGTTCAACGGATTACAATCTGTTGTTGGCGAACTACGAGGCCTAAGAGGTACTCAAGGTGGTCGTAAACTACTTGATACTATTGGATCTGTAGGTAGAGATGCTGTTTATACAAACAGAGCGTTTGATGAGAATAATCCAGAAGGTTTCTTTCCATCACAAATTAATGGTGCAGACTCTGCTCTATACCCATATCAAATTAATGAACGTCAAGCGTTTATTAATCCACAGCAACTAGATCGCTTTGCTGCTAGAGATGGATTTATTGCTAACGCTTGGGGACTTCAATACTCTAAAGCAGCCGATGATGCTATTAGCACATTCGTAACTGGTACCTTAGCAGGACCTCGTTTTCCAGTTCGTAACGCATTAGAAGATTACATATTCTACCTAGCTAATGGTAAAGGTTTAATTAGATCAGGTGTTCAAGTTGTTAAATCTCGCAAACTTGCTACCAAAATTCGTACAGTTGAAAAAGATCTACAACTGGGTATGGTCAATCGCTACGCAAAGGCTAAAGACAAAGACTTAATCCTTAGAAAAATGGATGATATTGACAAGGGTATTAAGCGAGATGTAGGAAAAGACGGAGAAGAATTAATAATCTCTGACTTTTATACAACTACAGCCGATAAAGAATTAGCAAAGCGTAAAGTATTTGCTGAGGTTCTGCTTAGAGATAAGTTTAGCGATGCTCAAATAGGCAAGTTTGGTAATGACTTTGATCGTTACTCATATGAGTTTGCTATGTACGGTGATTATGAGAACCTACTAAGATCAGCAAGCGAAGGTGCTTATAACCTAAATGCAGGTAGCGACGTTGTATCTAGAGCAAAGCGTATTAGTCGTAAGCACGGCAAGGTTGTTGACTTTACTATTGATGGCGAAGATTATGCCCGTCAATATGGATCATTTGGTGAGTTCTCTCCATTAGATCAAGAAGGTCGTTTAGCCTGGGCTTTCCAAATTATGACTAAGGCTAATGACGAATTTGCCTCAGAGGGTATGAAGTTATTAAAGATTCACGGTAAGAACCGAGGAGCTTTTGTTAAGGCTTTATCTGAGCATATTGATAAACCTGAGTTCAAGACTTTAAAGCCTAAGATGGATCGTTATGTTGATACAACATACACATCTACTCAACACGCTTCTTCTATCTACGATGATCTAACAGCTTTGTTTAGTAAATCAGATGGATCTATTAACGATAACTTACTAGGCAGAGTAGTAGTTAAAAATGATAAGGGTAATCTAGTAGTTAACACAGAAGATTTTAGCCTAGATTATCTACCTAAAACATTTAGCGATATTCCTAGAACTATTACTGGACCTAAATTGTTACCAGCAATGCAGTCTGCCAACATCATATCTGATTTAAATAGTAGATTATGGGACTGGCTAGGAGATGCTAACGCCCGTTTCTCTAGAGATCAGATTGTTATAGATGCAGCATTTAATATTCGTAAAGAATTACAACCATATCTTGATGATCTAACAGAGAAGATCGGTCCTGAGGCAGCTACTCGTCAAGTCGTAGACCTATCTGAGAAGTTGGCAGTAGAGCGAGTATTAGCATTTGTTGATAACCCTACTGTTAGAACTCAAATGGCTTGGTCTATGCGTAACTTTGCTCGTTTTTATCGGGCAACAGAGGATGCTTATCGCCGTCTATACAGAACTGCTAGATACAATCCTGAGGCTCTACGAAAGATTGCACTTACTTATGAAGGTGTAGCACATTCTGGCTTTGTACAAAGAGATGATCAAGGTGAGCCATACTTTATCTATCCTGGTTTAGCACCAGTATATGGAGCAGTTAATAAGGCTTTAAGTTTGTTTGGTCTTGGAGATAAGTTTGTCGCTCCAATGCCATTACAGTTCGGATCTAATATCCGTATGTTAACACCTTCTGCTAACCCTGAGTCTTGGCTTCCAACATTCAGTGGACCATTAGCAGCTATACCAATGAAGACTATTTATGGTATTGCAGGTCTAATACAAGAATCTGATATTGGACCACTAGCCGCAATAGGTAGAGAAATTAAATCTACTGAAAGATTAACTCTTGGTGAGATTGGTGAGAACCAATCTTTCTATCAGTCATTGCTACCAGGCCACGTTAATCGTTTTATCTCTGCACTATCTAGAGATGAGAGAGATTCACAATACGCATCAGCTTTCCGTAAGGCAGTAACTTATCTAGAGGCTGGCGGTCATACTCCATCATCAGATGCAACACCTGGTGAGATAGAACAGTACAGAAAACGTCTTCGTTCTACTATTACCGGTATCTTGGCTACTAGATTCGTACTAGGTTTCGTAAGCCCTGCATCACCAACTACAACCTTAAAGTCTGATATGGCTGACTGGGTAAGAGATAACAAGCGGGTTAACTTCAAGCAGGTTTACTCAAACCTAATTGATCAATACAGCAAGCAAGGCTCTGATAATCCAGTAGGCGATGCTATGGCTGATTGGGTTAAGTTATTCCCAGATGAACTGCCTTACGTAATAAATGAATCTGATCCACAATTCCAGGCTAGATTTAAGACATCTAACGCTGCAGCAAACTGGGTAGAAGATAACCAATCTTTGGTAAAGAAGTATCCAGAGGGTGCTGGCTTCTTGATTCCACAAAGTGGTACTTTCTCTTGGGATGCTTACCAATTCCTAAAGGATAATGGATATCGTAGATCCAAACTAGTAGATGACTTTTTAAAGGAATCATTTGTTGCTAAGGATAAATATTACTACTACTCACAAAGAGATGTCTATGAGAATGCTCTAAAGAATGTGACATCTGATAGTGAGCGTAAACGCATTAACGAATCTTGGAAAGTCTGGTCAACAGAGTTTAAGAGTGAGCGACCATTACTACAAGAAGAGTTTGCTAATTCTGCTTCTAATAACATTAAACGTCAAGCATCTTATGATGACTTAAAGCGTATGCTTAATGAAACTAAATTGTCAGATCCTACCTCAAATTCACTTCGCAAGATGATAGGTATCTACGAGCAATATCTATACAGCAAAGATAATGTTTACAATTCAAGATCAGATAGAGATATAAAGGTTAGAGATATATTGAGAGAGTCAACATTACAACAACTTAAAGACATCGCTGTAACTAACGCTAATGCTAAGTCAGCATTTGATGTATTATTTAGTAATTTCCTAAGAGAGGACTAGAATGGCAGGTTATGATCCAAATGCCACTACTGGTGGTACTGGCTTAATCACATCATCAACTCCAGAATACACTGGTTATCCAACCTACAGTGCTAGTCAAGCACCAGAAACCGTTACCACAGTTAAAAGAACTCTAGCGGATGAAAAGGATCTTGCTGCTAGTTATGGTGCAATGGCGCCAGCTTTACGTTTAGCTATCGCACAACAATTAAAATCTGCTGGATATAGTGTACCCCTTACTGGTGATTATAGTACTGCTGTAAGAGATGCTTTCCTAGAGGCTAGTAGAGATCTATCTAGTGAATTAAATACTTTAGCTGCTAATGACCCAAAGCGTTTAGCACAAACAAAGTATGATCTAACTACATTCTTAAAAGATAAAGCAAAAGATCTACAAGCATCTGGTGCTGGCGGACCCACTACAAGAAAATCCATAAGCATATTAACTGATGCTAAGGCACTTGCCCTAGTAACTCAGTTGTATCGTTCAGCACTTAATGCTGAGCCTACTGCAGAAGAAGCAGCCAAACTTGTTAAAAAGGTACAGGATGCTCAACGTAAAAACCCTACAGTTACTAAGTATAAAACAACAAATGGCGTAACTGAAGAAGTTGTTACTGGTGGAATAGATGAAGAAGACTTCCTATTTACAGAGATTAAGAAAGATCCTCGCTTTAAGGCTAAGACTCAAGAGAAGCAAAGTGGTATTAAGCAAGATCTTATTAATACTGCCAGAGCAAATGGTCTAGATTTAGACAAGAACTTTGGATCATCTGTTAGCGGTTGGGTATCTCGTATTGAGAACGGTGAAGACCCAGATGTTATTAAGCAGGCTATCCGCAATACAGCAAAGTTAGGACTACCAGACAAGGTGGGTCAACTAATAGATCAGGGTATAGATCTAGAATCTATCTATTCTCCTTATAGAAATACTATGGCATCTGTGTTAGAAATAGCACCAGATTCTATTTCACTATCAGATCAAACACTTCGTAATGCTATTGGTCCTGATAAGGAAATGTCTATCTACGATTTCCAAAAGGCTCTTCGTAAGGATTCTCGCTGGCAATATACCAATAATGCTAGAGAAGAAGTTGCAGGAATAACTCAGAAGATATTACAAGACTTCGGATTTCAGGGGTAATAATGGCTATTAGT